TTTGAGGCTTACGGCTATGCCAAGTTTCAAGAGTTCGTTGAGTTCTACAAGACCAGCCTGTTCGAGGACACCATTGTTTGGGTTCGTGGCTACGGCTACGAGAATGGACAGCGTGTCTGCCTAGCGACTGAGTTCATTGGAGTGAACGCCTAACTTTTCACGGAAGATGAAACCCTTGCCTACGGGCAGGGGTTTTTCTTTTGCCGTGTTTGGTTTGGGGCATAGTTATTTTTTCTGTATCTCTGCGAGCCACGCCGAGGAGTTTGACTTTTGCCGTAATTGGTGTAGGCTGGTGTCAACCAGCAAGGGGCTGGGGTTCAACCGAAGGGGTTTTTCAAATGTCAGTTTCTTTCTACGCAGATGCCGAGGTCGCTACTCTCGAGGCTAACTACTCGAACCTAAACGCAGGTCGAGTTCTTGAGGCTATGGGCTTCCTTGCCGACACCGACTTTTCAGACGCTTGCGTTGGCGAGTGCTCTGCCGTTGAGTTCGAGAAGCGTTGCTACGCAGGGCTAGGCAACGGGCTTGACGCTATGCGGTTCGTTCAGTTGGTTGGTGTAGCCCGAGAGGCTAAGGCTTTGGGGGTTCCAGTTATCTGGGGCTAACCCACCCACCTAAGACCCCTAGCCTTTGGCTGGGGGTTTTTTCTTTGCCGTTGCCGTAAATAGGTAATTAGGGGCTTTGCCGTAGCCAGTATTGAGTGCTTGCCTAGCCCTACTCATACTGCCCATAGCCCCTAGAGTTAGACCCCCCCACCCCCTTTGAGTGCTATTGGCTATGACAACTAGGGGCAGGGGGCATTAAATAATCTAGGCAGGGCAGGCACACCTTCCAGAGTTGCTACACACTTATAGCCCTAAACAGCCCGTAAACGCCCCTAGGAAGGCTTTTGCCTATCTTCCTAGTATCAGACACCTAGACAGGTTTCTAGCCCCTACAAGCCCCTAGCAAGGGCTAGATAGACATAGACACCTAGTAAGACCTAGACACTTAGATAGATAGATAGACCTAGACCTAGACCCCCCTAGGCTCTATCACCTAAGCAACCTAGAAAAAATAAATATTTTTTTCAATCAAGGGTTGAAACATTTTGTCAAGAACCCCTAGACAAGTTTTGACAAGACCCCCTTGATTTTAGGAAACAAATTGCGAGCACCCGAAAACATACCGCTGCTCTCTCACCCGTCAAAAGCAGTAGACGTTAAGGTACTAACTCCTCCTCTTCTGTACACCCCCCTCTTTTTAAAAAACGCCCCTACCCCCCTTTTTCTTTTCGCCCTAAAAATTTTCAAAAATTTTTTCAAAAAATTACGTCCAAATCAAAAACGCCCCTAAAAATGCCCTACAATAGAAAAATGTCTCGAACAGCAGCACGTGGGCAGAAGCTTCCTCCCCAAGAGGTCGAGTTTCTCAATTCGCTTAGCGCGGACGCCCTTATTGTGCGAGTGAACGCCCTTTACACAGCAGGCTGGTCCTTGCAGTGTATAGGTGAAGCACTCTCGCCAAAGCGTCCACGAACTACGATCCGCAGCTGGGTTTTGAAGGCATCCTCTCAAGAGAAGAGCGGTACAGAAGTAATAGACGCCCCTATTCCGACACCAAAACAACGTTCAGAAGAAGGCGGCTACCAGAAGAAACGTAATTCCCCAGGGATCCCCAACAGGACCCTTGAGGATATTAAGCAACTGGCACCCCTTGCACGCACATTCCGTTCCCGAATGGCATCCACATCAGCCCCAGCAGTCGCAAACCAGCGACTCACTGAGCTATGCAAAGATCTCCACTCACGAAATGTCTCAATCCGAGAGCTCGCCGAGGCTGCAGGAGTTACGTACCGAGCAATGTATAAACGGGTCATTCTCTAGGCCCCCTCACAGAAAGAAGAACATCAAGTCAATTTGACACGTCTGCAGGGAGCAGGCTACAGTGTCACTACTCAATAACGGCTGAGAAATTACTCTCAATAAGGAAAGGTAGGCCGCCAATGAAGAACAACACAACCGAAACCCGCAGTGGAAATAAAAGACCAAACGTTTTTCTCCACTACATAACAGCATCAGTTCTCCTGATGCTAACGGCAAGCGCAGTAACTCCGAGCACGGAAAGCTCGGCATATGCAATGCCACCAGGCGGAGTAGTTCCCGCCGCAGCAGTAAAGATGCAGGTTCCTAGCAACAAGCTGGAAACCTTACTTGGAGCTAGACCAGTTACTCTGCGCGAGTACTCGCTCGAACTCCAGGTTGACACACTAGAAGACAAGCTCGAAAAAGCTGACGAACGAATCGACCAAAAAATCGAAGAGATCGAGGCTGAGTTTGAGAAGTACGAAAACGTAGACGCGCTTATTACAAAGCTCCACACATACGTTGGAAAGTCTCCGTACGTTCTTTCTGGTGTTGGACCGACAGGATGGGATTGCTCAGGTCTTGTCATGTGGTTCTACAAACAGTACAAGGGTTACTACCTTGAGCACCGCGCATCGGCACAGGCCAATGGCGGAAAAGTAGTAGACGCCCCTATCCCAGGTGATATAGTCGCATTCACCTACAAAGGATCTAAGAGCGCATACCACGTAGGTATTTACGTTGGTGGCGGGTTTATGATCCACGCAAAGAACCGTGGCGAGGACACCGTTCTTGAATCAGTCGACAAATTCGCAGGAAAAAATAACAAGGTTGCATATATCCGCTACTAGTGTTATGCTAGCGGTATGAATTTTGAAACCTTGATCCCGATCGTCGGATGGTTGGTGATCGTAGCGATTATTGCAGCACCAGTTGCAAGTCGTTTGGTCACCAACCTCCGTACGGTTCGACGCATTCGCCAACACAAGAAGAACCTCCCTGGACCTCTTCTTGGCGTTGTATACCCTGAGCACAAAAACTCAACCATTTACCGCGCTAACAGAGAGGACTAGACATGCGCCTTTATCTCTTCCTTCGTTCCATAGTCTGGACTTCGGTTATTGCCGTTGCCTTTGCTATTGCTTCAGTAATATCGGCGTTTATCGCTCCATATCTGACACTAGCTCTCGGCCTCGCCTCCGTAACGTTCGCGGTGCTTTCGCCCCGCAGATCTGATTACTGATACCCGTGAGCCCGCAAGACGTAATCTTTAGCATCATTTTTGGCGTTACAGTTCTACTCTTTGTAGTATTTCTGATTACGTCTATAGCATCCTTGATCATCATCCTTGGAGCACCAGATGACTTCAATGACGTTGAAATTCAAGGCAACACACAGAGAAAGACAAATGAATAAATTGATGCCACGCAGTAGAACCCTCAGCGTTACTAACTATGACGACTTTAGGGAAATCCTTCCTACCAGCGGACTATTTGATATGACCGACTGCGCCGTAGAGATTTGGTGTCCAGAGCATGCTGAAACTGATGAAGTTCAGCGCATGGTTTCACTGATTGAATCTATGGTTCACGTTACGGACGTTCGAATTGGATCCGATATCGAAAACTTGACATCTGAAGACTACCGTGTTGTACTTATCGAGGATAACAACAACATCGGTAAGAAACGCTTCATCCGATAGCCCAAGCATAAAGAGAGAAAAATGACTACCACAAGCGACGACAAGAAGTACATCAAGAAAAACCAGCGCCTACCAGACAGCATTAACGCGCAGTTCGAGATGATCACGGATAATTTCCGCAGAGATCGACTAATTCGAGAGCTGGTTGATGCTAATTGGACATATGAAGCGATTTCAAACGCCAGTGGCCTCACTAGAGAGCGCGTTCGCCAGATTTCTAACTCTGCTGCTAAGTTGCCAGCAGATCTGATCGGCCCGCTTGAGGTGGAGATCCCAGAGCCGCCAGTTATTGCAGAGAAGCAGCCACGCGAATATATCGAGCCTTCTCCAGAAACTCTCGCCCGCTTGCTTGAGCTACAACCATACGCACAGCAGGTTCGAGCGAACGGATCTAAGTACCGAGCAGAAGCAGAGGAGTACACTGCACTGCTTAACTATGCTCGAACTGTTGAAGGCGTTACGCTATACCGTTTGGCGAAACGACTTGGAATTACTCATGGTGCCATTCGCTTCCGTTTGGCTCGCTACGGGTACATTCAACCAAAGACTGCAAAGTCCAAGGTTTACCAGCCGATTATTAAAGACAACCGAGTGATCGAGGATAACCAGTAATGCAGGAACTTATCGACCAATACAACGTAGAATTACAGCAAGAGCGTTTTGCACTTCTTGTTGCAGCTCGAGTTAATGAAATTCTTTCGGGAAATGCAAAAGCCTTGGAATTTCCAAAGGTTGGTGGATGGTTCAACTCCACTGAAGAGCAGCAGCTAATGTTTGCCGACACTATTGCGCGTGCAGTTTGCGCACACCTAAAGAACGACAACTAGGAGAGGACTAAATTGGCAGAAGAAAAATGCCCAGTTCCGCACGGAGCGTCTAACGTTACGGGAACTACCAACACAACTAAGTGGTGGCCAGAGCAGCTAACTACTGATGCTCTTACCCACAACTCGGAGAAGAGTGATCCGTTTCTAAACGATTACTACAACTACAAGAAGGAATTCCTATCTCTAGACTTGGCTCAAGTTAAGGCCGATATCACTGAGATTATGAAGACTTCTCACCCGATGTGGCCAGCAGACTACGGCCACTACGGTCCATTCTTTATTCGCATGGCTTGGCACAGCGCGGGAACTTACCGTGCAACTGACGGTCGCGGAGGTGGCGGTCAGGGTCTACAGCGTTTCGCGCCACTTAACTCTTGGCCTGACAACGTAAACCTAGACAAGGCTCGCCGTCTACTTTGGCCAGTTAAGCAGAAGTACGGCAAGAAGCTCAGCTGGGCTGACTTGATGATCCTTGCAGGTAACGTTGCACTTGAGGACATGGGTCTTAAGACTTATGGATTCTCTGGCGGACGTGAAGATGTTTGGGAGCCAGACAACACTTATTGGGGTTCAGAGACCGAGTGGCTAGCAAACAAGCGTTACGACGAGTCACGCGGTGCAGAAACTCTAGAGGGCCCTCTTGCTGCAGTTCAGATGGGACTTATTTACGTAAACCCTGAAGGTCCAGATGGCAACCCAGACTTCAAGCTAGCTGCTGCAGATATCCGCGAGACATTCGGCCGTATGGCAATGAATGACGAGGAGACTGTTGCTCTGATTGCTGGTGGTCACGCTTTCGGTAAGACTCACGGTGCTGGCGATGCTTCACAGGTTGGCAAGGAGCCAGAAGGTGCAGACATCCACCAGGCTGGTCTTGGCTGGGCAAACTCACAGGGCAAGGGCCACTCGGAAGATACCATCTCCTCTGGTCTAGAGGTTACTTGGACTCCAAACCCGACTCAGTGGGATAACGACTACCTAAAGATGATCTACGAGTACGACAAGTGGGAGCTTGAAGAGTCTCCAGCTGGTGCCAAGCAGTGGAAGCCAGTAGCAGACGAGATTCACTTAGCTCCTCATGCTCACCTGAAGAACGACTACGTTGAGATTCGCATGCTAACTACTGACCTAGCTCTACGTTTCGGTGACGAGAAGTATGACGCTATCTGCCAGAAGTTCCTTGCAGACTTCGACTACTTCTCAGAGGTATTCGCACGCGCTTGGTTCAAGCTAACTCACCGTGACATGGGCCCACGTTCTCGCTATGTTGGCTCAGAGGTTCCTACTGAAGATCTAATTTGGCAGGATCCAGTTATTGGAGAGACTTCGGTACAGATAGTCTCTGCACCAGAGCTATACCTGCTCAAGGCTGGTATTCTTCAGGCAATTAACTCCAACCCAGAGCTTGCTCCTAAGTTGATCCGCACAGCGTGGTCTGCTATCTCGACTTTCCGTAACTCGGACAAGCGCGGTGGTGCTAACGGCGCACGCGTCCTACTTGAGCCACAGATTAGCTGGGAGTCAAACAACGCTGACGAGATCAACGAGGTTGTAGCAACTCTAGAAAAGATTGCTACTGACACTGGCGTTAAGTTGGTCAAGTCTGATTTGATCATTCTTGGATCAAACGTTGCTATCGAGCGTGCAGCATCTTTGGCTGGCGTTTCAGGCGAAGTTCCATTCGAGAACTGGCGCACTGACACTACTCAGGAGTGGACTGACGTCGAGTCATTCAACTACCTGAAGCCTCTAGCCGATGGATTCACTAACTGGATCCCTGAAGGCACGGAGGATGCTGCAGAGCGTCTACTATTAGAGAAGGCAGCCCTACTTGGTCTGACTCCTCCAGAGATGACAGTTCTTGTTGGTGGTCTACGTGTACTAGGCGTAACTCACGGAGACACCAAGCACGGTGTGCTCACTGAGACCCCTGGTGTTCTAGACAACTCCTACTTCCGTAACCTTTTGGATATCAACATTGCTTGGGCTCCAAAGGCTGACCAGAAGGGCGTCTACGGTTCGCACTCCTACTTCAACGGAGAGCGCAAGTGGACCGCTACCCGCGCAGACCTAGTCTTCGCTTCGAACTCAGTTCTACGTGCACTCGCTGAGGTTTACGCTTCAGACGACGCGCTAGAGAAGTTCGTTGACGAGTTCGTTTGGGTCTGGTATAAGTTGACAACACTAGACAAGTTCTAGTAGACTGCACCTAGAGGCATGAACGATTGGTGTCACCGCGACACGTGGTCGTAACTCTCTGTAAGAGGCGCGGGCTTTGGATTGGGAATTCTCGATCGGGCCCGCGTCTTTTACTTGTGGTAGAATCTAATTCCCCCTAAACCAGTAAGGATTACCTATGCTTTCTCAGTCAGTTCGCGAGGCATCTAAAGATGCTCACGCTGCCGCTGAGCGCAGTCCATTTATGGTTGCTCTGATGAAGGGTGATTTGCCATCAGAGGCATACTTTGACTATCTAGCTCAGCTTGCTCCAATATATGAAGCCATTGAAAAGTGGGAAGGCAAGCTGCCATTTTTCGATCGCCGCCTTGACCGCTTTGAGCGAATCATTGCCGACCTTGAGTACATCGGAACCAGGATTGTTCTCAACGAAACAATAAAGTACGTTCGTCACATCAACAAGCTTATTCAGAAGAAGGACGAGGTACGCATTCTTGCGCACCACTACGTCCGCTACCTCGGAGACCTCTCAGGAGGTCAGGCAATAGGAACGCTCGTTGCACGCAACCTTTCGATTCCGCCAAACTTCCTATCCTTCTACGACTTCGATGACATCGGAGATCGCGTCCGCTACAAGGAAACGTACCGAGAGAATCTGGACACTCTAATCGCTCCAGAGGATTATCAAAAGTTTATCGACGAGGCAATTATTGCTTTTGACTACACTCGAGAAATTTTTTCAGCTTTAAATGAAAAATGGCCAACAAATAGCTAAACCTTGTGTTAGGATATTCTCAACAGAAATCCGACGGGAGATCTGGAGTATGGCTGAATAACCTGCAAAGCTATATGGGGCAGGTAAGGCAGTGGCGGATCTTAGCGGATCGTCTTAGCGGACAAACGTCATGTGGGCTCAAAAGCGGATCTACTGGAACCGTAATAGCTAGGCCCTGGTGGTAAAAAGCATCCCACCTATTCACTATAAACACCCTGGAACAAGCTCGAAAGAGTGCCAGGGTGTTTTATTTTTACTTGCATTTTTATCGAAGAAGATATAGTCTTTCAAAATGACTAGATGGGCTTACGGACTTACCCCCACAGAAGAGGCACTTGCCTGCAGCGTTGGATTTCTTCGACAGCAGCCGTACTTAGGCGCACCCGAAGCAAACCGCAGATACTCCGAGGGAGATATGTGGGAGACCTGGCAGCACACAATGACAGTTATGTCCGAGATTGCGTTTGCCAGAATGCTTGGCATGGATGATTTTTCCCCTAGCGTGAATACCCGTAAAGGCGAACCAGATGTCGGCATCTGGGAAGTTCGTTACCGCTTCACGGATGGCGGCTTACGAGAGCCAACCCTGAGATTCAGCGGAGATGTTGACAAACTAAACTCCCCCTACGTGCTTCTGACTGGTGGACCAGAGAAGAAAATTATTCGTAGTGCAATCAACGACTACAGAACTCCAGACTTTATTGCACACGGTTGGTGCTATCCAAATGAAGTTCTTCGCCCAGACCTAATTAATGGAGAAGAGAACGGCAAGCCAACATATTTGGTACCAGTTTCTTCTCTACGTTCAATGTCTGAGCTAGAATAGCTCTATGGGTAAAAGCATCATGGAGCAGCTAGCAACGCTGCCCGAAGAAGAACGCAATGCGATTCTTGCTGGTATGGATCCAGAAGCACTAGTCTGGGACTGGTCCGTCTGGGGGCGTCCAGAGCAGTTTGCCCCGAAAGGTGATGACTGGAACGTTTGGCTAGTTCTCGCTGGTCGTGGTTTTGGTAAGACTCGTCTTGCATCCGAGTGGGTTCGTGAAGAAGCTAAATATACCAACGAAGGTCAGCGTCGATTCGCTCTAGTTGCTCGTACTGCAGCTGACGTACGTGACGTTATTGTTGAAGGTGAATCAGGTATCATCAACATTTCGCCGCCTTCCGAGAAGCCACACTACGAGCCTTCGAAGCGTCGTCTAACTTGGCCAAATGGAAACACCGCAACACTCTTTACCGCGGATGAGCCTGACTCTCTCCGTGGTCCTCAGTTCACGCACGCATGGGGTGATGAGATCGCAGCTTGGCGTCAGACTCCAGATGCTGCAGGTATGACCGCATTCGACAACCTTCGAGTTGGTACTCGTCTCGGTAGAAACCCAAAACTGATTTGTACCACTACGCCAAAGCGTGTTCCGCTTCTTTACAAACTAATTGAAGAGTCGCGCACTGACCGCCCTGGTGGTGCCAAGGTAGTTGTGACTAGAGGTTCGACCCTAGATAACGCTGGTAACTTGTCTCAGGCATACTTGGACACAATTACTGGAGTATATGAAGGAACCAGCCTAGCTCGTCAGGAACTCTACGGTGAGATGCTAGACGACGTTGAAGGAGCTCTTTGGAATGAAGAGATGGTTGAATCGGCTAGAGAGATGGTTTACCCTCCAGCTACTCCGTTACGTGTTATCGGCGTGGACCCTTCGGTTGCTGAGAATCCCCGTGACGAGTGCGGCATTGTTGTCTGCGCAGCGACTGCAGAACAAGATCTCTATAAAAGAAATGCTTGGGTTCTTGAAGACGCTACAATTCATGGTTCCCCCGACACCTGGGCCCGTAAAGTTGTGGAAATGGCTCGCAAGTGGGGTTGTCCCGTTGTTGCCGAGGTTAATCAGGGTGGCGCTCTCGTTAAAAATGCCATCCTCTCGATCGATCCGACCATTAAGGTCCTAGAAGTTCACTCAAAATATGGAAAAGCTCTCCGTGCAGAGCCAGTAGTGCTTGCTTACGAGCAAAAGCGCGTCCACCACGTCGGATATTTGCAAGATTTAGAGTCTCAGATGTACTCTTGGATCCCAGAAAGTGCGTCTAAGTCTCCTGACCGTGTCGACGCACTGGTTCACGCGCTCACCGCGCTACTAATTAAGCCACCTCCAGGCTTTTCTGGCGGTAAAATCCGTGCAAAGAGCTTTGCAGACCGCAAATTAGGTGTTGTAAACCCAAATAATCGCCCTGCAGGCCGTGTTTTTAGGGTGAAATAGTGAGAATTCTGCTTGATCGCTTTCCATGCCACTTAGCTGCCATCGGACCAGAAAAAATTGAAGATGTAACGACCATGAGAAGCTTCGAACCCACTCCAGGGTCAAATTATCTCGAAATTACACGAGTTATAGTTACCGAAACACACGTTGTGGTCGCAAAGGATGGAAATGATGGCCCGCAAATCGTATTTCGAGAGACATATGACACCTTCATTCCTTCGAAGGAGCCTACAAAAGATTCTTTTATTGTCACAACGTCAGGAAAGATGCTAGCATTCAAGAAAGACACTGGCTGCGGGTGTGGATCACGTCTAAGAGGATGGAATCCATACAACACTCTAGGCTCGATAAAGGACTAAATTGGGAATTGACATAACTACGTTTGTGATTTTGGCACTAGCTGCCTATAGATTGACGCATCTGATCACTACAGATGCAATTGCCGATGGTTTTCGTACAAAAGTGTGGAAAAAGTTTCCACCGAACACAAAAATTGGATACTTAATTACATGTAACTGGTGCACTGGGTTCTGGGCGTCGGTTTTTGTAGTTATTTTCTGGTTGACTTTACCCGTAGCTGCTACTGTGGTATCATTAGTGTTGGCTATTTCTGCTTCGGTCGGGCTTTTGTCAGCCTGGATTGAACGATAACAGGTAGGAGCCCGTCTTGGGTATTTTTAAGAAAGAAAACGCAAAGCCGAGTGAGACTCGCAGAAACGTGCGTGCTTCAGCCCCAAAGAACGCTACTCGTGTTGCTCCTGGCATCTCAGTTGACTCGTTTGGAATCGTCTACGCCGAGCCTCAAGTCTTTAACACTCCTCGACCACTCACTGCTGCCGCTGCTCAGGTAAATCTCAACGATAAAGGCGAAGCAGAGCTCTTTAAGGCTCGCCGCCAATCAGCTTCTACCTCTTGGCAGACCGAGGCCTGGGAGTACTACGACTCAATTGGAGAAATCAAGTACGCATTTAACTTAGTTGCGTCTGTTGTTTCACGTATCCGCCTCTATGCTGCTGCAGTAAACAACCCAAACGAAGCTCCAGCCCCTATTGAAGACGTTAGCAAGGTTGACTCTCGCCTAGCAGCGGCTTCTCAGCGTGCTTTGGACCGTCTAAGCTCTGCATTTGGCGGGCAGGCTGGTCTTCTCAAGGATGCAGCTCTAAATATTCAGGTAACTGGCGAGTGCTACCTAGTTCAGGTCCCAGAGCGTATTGGTTCGGGACTCCCAGAGAGCTGGGACATTCGTTCAGTGGACGAACTACAGGTTGACTCAAAGGGAAACTACATCATCAACCCACGTCGTGACGTTGGTAACGGTGGAATGATGTCTCAGGGCAACAAGGAAGCTATTGCTCTTCCTCAGAAAGCTTTTGTTGGTCGCATTTGGCGCTCACACCCTCGCTATAGCCAAGAGGCTGACTCTTCACTACGTGGTCTACTAGATCTCTGTGCTGAGCTCCTACTACTGAATAGGACATTCCGTGCGACTGCTCGCTCTCGCCTCAATGCTGGCGCTCTGTATCTTCCTGACGGCCTTTCTGTTGCTGCTGGTCCTGATCCTGACTATCCTTACGATGAAGATGGCAATTACAACGAGACTTACACCCCTGAAGAAGCGGCTGATGACTTTGAAGACCAGCTAATCGATGCAATGACCACTCCGATCAAGGACGAGGACTCTGCGAGCGCCGTTGTTCCTTTGATCATTCGTGGTCCTGCTGAACTTGGTGACAAGATTAAGCAGTTCAAGTTCGAGCGTTCATTCGACCCAGCTCTTGCTCAGCGTGCAGACCGTGTACTAGAGCGTATCATGCAGGGTCTAGACGTCCCCAAAGACGTTGTAACGGGACTTGCGAACGTTAAGTACTCCAACGCCCTACAGATTGATGAAGCCCTCTACAAGGCGCACATCGAGCCTCTGATGCTTCTTATCGTTGACGCACTGACAGTTATGTACTTGCGTCCATACCTAGTTGCTAACGGTTACTCTGAAGAAGAGGTTAAGAACGTTTGCATTTGGTATGACCCAAGCCTGGTTGCTACTCGCAATGACCGCGCTGCAGACGCTGACATGGGCTTTGACAAGATGGCGGTTTCGTATGACGCATGGCGTCGTGCTCACGGTTTCTCTGAGACCGACGCGCCTGACCCTACAGAGTTCGCACTGAGACTCATCATGAGCAAGGGCATGGTTAGTCCAGAGCTAACAGAGTCCATGCTTGGTGCCGTTGCTCCAGAGCTGATGCAGAAGGTTCGCGGACAGAACATGCAGCAAAGTGGGGCACCAATTCCACCAGACATTGATCAACTACTACAAGGCGGATCACCAGAAGGTGCCGCGCCAACTGAAGCGCAAGCTCCAGGGCTAGCAGAACCAGAGGTATAACATGGAAAGCAGTAAGACAGACGTAGCACAGAAGTTAGCAGTACTGCTTTCTGATGTAGTCTCCGCAAAATTCATTCTTCAGGGCTACCACTGGAATGTTATGGGCCCAGACTTCGGCGAGTACCACGAGTTTTTCGGGGAGCTATATGCAGATGTTGACGGCTCTATCGACGATCTAGCGGAGAATATCCTAAAGGTTGGATTCCCAGCTCCATATCTTCTTTCAGACTTCGTAGAGATGTCATGTATTAGAGAAGATCGTCAAGATGGCAGCTCTAGCAGATTCCTATTGGAGTCAGCTCTTCGTGTTGTCCAGCACCTTTATGATTGCCATGAAGAGGCTTTCCGCCACGCAAACCACTGCAATCTGCAGGGACTAATGGACTTCTTGGCTACACGCATGGACATGTACGCTAAGTGGATTTGGCAGATTAAGGCATTCTTAGGGGTTCGCTAATGGAATACATCGAAAAAGTAATTCTAGCTACTGGAGGAGCTACAGCTCCAGAAGAGATTTTGACTGAAGAAAAAATCATCACCCCTGAAGAGGAGACTGAAACTGAAGCTGCTCTAGAGAAGGACGAGGATGATCCTTGCTGGTCTGGCTATGTTCAGGTTGGCATGAAGGAGAAGAATGGCAAGCGCGTTCCTAACTGCGTACCTTCTTCTGCCACCATTAATTATTTGATTGATGACGTTAACTCATCGTTCGGTGTTTCTCGACACGTTTCAAAGGAGTCTGCATACTCGGTTGCTAGGGCTGCCTTGGAAAAGTACAGCTACCTAGCTTCTTGCGACGACATCCACTCAGCGATTATGTGGGAGCTTCACACATTTGCTGAATACGCTACAACTGGAACAGTTGCGGATGGAGAAGACTTCTCTATGTACGCAGAGTTCACTGCTGAAGGCCACCCAGACACCGAATGTGCTGTGTCGGCTGCCGCAGCTTGGGTAGCTGGAGCTCCTGACCTGGACAATTCGGGAAGAGAAGCTCTACTGACTGCATTCAGCGAAGACTCTGACTACGTAAAGTCTCTACACGCTAGTACTAGAATTAGAGCTATGGTTTCGAGTGGTTCGCTAACTGAAGGCACTCTTCAGCAGATCAAAAACTTATCTGATCGCTACTCTAAAGTCAATTAAATATTATTACGGTAAAATTTTAGATAGCTTCTTATCTTTATATGTAGAGGATATTTCATGTCCGAAGACTTGACATTCACCGCACTAACCGCTGGCATTGGCTTTAATGACGGTGCCAACAAGGGTTTCTGGAGAATCCAGCCTCGTGATGACGAAGGTCAATGGATTGAGATGGGTGCGGACGTACTGTTCCGCTTCCGTACTGGCGATGGCAACCTAGTAGTTGCAACAGCTCGCGGTGTCTACGTAGGTCCATCAGGTAAGCCAGGCTTTGCCCGCGTTATGGTTGCGAAAGACACGGACTCTGGCCTAAAGGCTGGTATCTATGAAGTCGAGTCAAGAAACCTTCAGCAGTTTAAAGCTATTATCCCTGACGCTGACGGCGGACAGAAGGGCCAGAGAACTGACAAGTTCGGTAAGCCAGTAAAAACTCTTGAAGACTCTAAGCTTCCAGACTTGCAGAACCTACTTTCAAACTCGCAGGAGATCACAGCTGAAGACGAGCGTCTAGCACGTGGCGAGCTGACTCCTGAAGAAAAGGCTGCCGAGCAGGATGGACGAGAGAACTCTCCTATTGCTGATATGCCAGCTGGCTTCGAAGCCGAAAACCCAGAGGAAGTTAAGCAGCTTCTCCGTGATTCTGGCGTTGACCCAGACGAGTTTGACAAGGGTGCTGGAGAAGGCGAGCCAGATCTAACATCTAGAGATGCACTATCAGAGCTTATGGCCGAGATTGCATATAACGGAGACACTAAAGAGACCGTCGAGAGTTTGATTCAGAAAATAGAAGCTGAATCGAAGATCAAGAAGACACGCGGATTTAATCTAGATCGCGGCAACGTTATTCGTGCTAGCGACGGCAATGATTACACTATTGAAGACCTCAGTCTGTCTGATGGTTGGATGAAGCTTCTAACTGCTGATGGACGTCCAGTAACTCGACCAATTGACGACCCTAAGAACCCTGGCCAGAAGATTCCTAGTCGTTTCTTCCCGCTTGACCCGAAGAAGGACTACTCTGTAGTTCAGGCTAAGAAGGGCCTACCAAAGCCAGTCAAGCCTGCACCTAAAGCAGAAATTCCATCTGAGCCAGAAGCACCTGCAACACCAGAAGCAGTCGAGCCATCAGTCCCAGAGACTCCAGAAGTCCCAGAAGCACCTGCTGCCCCAGCTAAGCCTCAGAAGGTTGGAGCTGCCCCTCGCCGCAAGGACGACGGCAAAACCATCAAGCGTCAGACTTTTACGCCTGAAGAGTTGGAAGAGCTTCGTAAGGCAAAGCTAGACGAACTTGTCGACGAGAACGGCGAGGCTGTACTAGAGACTGATGCTAAGGGCAAGATTAGACGTCCTCGTGACCCTAATGCAATGCTCAACTTCTTGGCAGCTACCTACAAGAACTCTAAGTTCAATGACCGCGATCAGTTAGTCCTAATGCGAGAGACTTCCACTGAAAATGGCAAAAACATTCAGTGGGAAATTCGCGCAGCCATTACTGGCGAAAAGAAGATTGCTTACATGTTCCACTTCAAGGACCTAGACACTGGCGAGGAGCAGACTCTTCTACACAAGGATGCTCGTGACTCAGTTCAGGCTCTCTTTGGTAAGACCAACGGTCCAGAAGTCCTTGCGGACATCCTGACTGGAAAAGAGACTCGTAAGTACAGCCCAACTTTTGACACTGCTATTCACGCTAACGATGTCCTAGAACGTTCTCTGTACTTCAAGTATCAGGGTAGAACCAAGACTGTTGCTGAGAGTGCCAAGTACTACTCCACTGGCTACGCTCAGCGTGTCAACCCTGTCAACGGAACCCTGCTTGAGCAAGAAGTTCCTAGCACTTTTGAAGCCTATGAGCGTGGAGACCGTGACGCACTAGAAGCTCGCCTTCGTGCAGTTTTTGGTCGTCTACCAGTAGATGAGCAGACTCACGAAGAAGCAAGAACCGCAATTCGTGAACTGTTTGCAGAGCGCTTCCCTGACGCTGATAAGCGTAGCTTCGGTATCGCAGTTACTATGGCATCTCGAGCTGTCCAGAAGAACCTCCTTGACACCCCAGAAAATCGAGCCGTACCTTGGTCATCAAAGGACAAGGTTACTTCTCTAGAGCCTGGTCAGGTTGTAGAGTACACCAACAACATCGGCGAGAAGTCAGTTGTCAAGGTAGTTGCACGACAGAAGGTCAATACAGCTGCTCCAGCTCAGAGTGACGACATCTTTGACTACGGTGACTATGTTACTGTCATCGATGCTGATGGTAAGAGAACCTCTCTACCATCTACAAGCCTTGCAATTCTTAAGGACCAGGAAACAGCCCTAACAACATACAAGGGCCGCGTGTCTGGAGCTAGAATGCGCGAAGAGCGCGGTGTGTTCTACACACCTGGTACCCTACGATTCCCTGGACAGACTTCTATCCCAGATAAGATCTCTAAGGTTGACGATCTAGTTCCTGGCGATAACTTCTACAGCAAGGAAGGTGCAAACCTAGGTGTTGTAGTCGAGTCTGTTCCTATTGTCGGTAAGGACGACAAGAAGGGCTTCGGCATTCTTTACATCAACCGAGATGGTGAAGTTAAGAAGGCAGCTGTTGCTGCTGGCGAAGAGCGCGGACCTAAGCTAATCACTAGCAATGTAGAAGCTGCTAAACCTACTAAACAGATCATCCCTGACGTGGACGAGTCTGACCCAGATTTCGACCTTGACTCGATTGAGTTTGAAACTGACCCTAACACCATCGAACGTCCAAAGAGTGTCGGTCTAGATTTCAATGTTCCAGTCAACGCCAAGCGTAATGCAGAGCAGCAGCTAGCTCTAAATGAGGAAGTTCAGCGAGAGATCGATGAGCTAGCTTCTGACCTGAAGGACAAGTTCCCAGGCTGGGAGTTTGACTCTTCATCGCTAAATGCAACTTCATACTTCAATGCAGGAGAGCTAGCTAAGCTTATTGATGCTGCTCGAACTCAGTACCCAGATCTCACTGATTCAGAGATCCGCACACTACTTGAGCTAAAGCACTCTAAGCAGCGTGGATTCTTTGGAATGACTAAGCAGCAGATGATTGCCGAGATTCTGAAAGAGCCTGCGAAGTATAGGAAGACTGATGGAGCAATTCGCGACATCTCTGTTGATCTAGAGGTGGGACCTAACGGAAAGCTAGCTCCTGCATTCCCAGAGAACGAGCTTACTGACTACTTTGGCACTATTCAGTCAATCGATAAGTTCTTGGGTGACCAGGGAGTTGCTGACTCATTCGGCAGCATGGACCACACTATTCGACTAGTATCGAAGGAGTCAAAGTTCTCTGCTCTTTACAGATCAGCTGGCGGTTTGAACCCTAGTGGTGTTCTTGGTGTAAACATAGCTCTCCCTAAGAGCGATGGAAGCTTTACTACAACTATTTTGGTAAATGCTGAAGCCTTGCGCGGTGGAGGCCTACCTGAGGATGCGTACTTTGGTACTCCATTCAGTCACGTAATTGCTCACGAGTTTGGCCACACAATCCAAAACTTCATCAACATCTTTGGATTCAAGACCAACCCTAGATACGCAAAGGTTGCAGCCGAAAAGATTACTCGTTACGGCGAGAGCAGCTACGGCGAGCACTTTGCTGAATCATTCTCTAAGTTCCTACAGACTGGAGAAGCTAGCGAAGTCTTTAAGGAATTCTTAGTTGAATCTGGTATTCTTTCTGCTAGCAATGTGGAAGAAGTAGAGAAGAAAGCTAAGGATTAAGGTAGGGTTTACTTATGGATAAAAACGCCAAAGAAAACGTGATTCACGTAACCATCGACACGCAAGATGGTCCAGTAGAGGAGAGGATTGACCTCGATGCTCTCCCTCTAGACGAGGTAGCGCAGCTAGTTACTCTAGTTCCAGAGCTTAAAGAATACTATGGAATGCGTCTAGTTAAGGAACTTAAAGACTAGTTAAATCAAATATTATGGTAAAATATTATTTGATGCTGGTTTTGCCAACTATCGATTAGGAAAAAGATGGCTGAAGACACTAAATATGCAGACTCAGAGCTTGTTTCGCTCTACTGCTATGTAAACAAAGAGACTGGCGCTGTCGATGCCATCATCACTTTCAACCTGTTCGGCACAGCAATCAGACGCGATGGCGACTGGGAGCTTACTCCAAGAACTAGCGAAGAGCTAGCTGGATACCTGAACAGTGAAGAGTATGACGTATGGAAGATTGACTGGGACAAAGAGCCAATCATCAACCCAAATCCTGCCAACGGCCAGGAGTGGGAGCACCAGTTGGTGCAAGCCTGGGATAACGGGGAAAAGCTTGAAGCCAGCGACCTTGTAAAGTACGCTCACAAAATTAACGTTGAGCTAGAGAGCTCTGACCAGGAGTAATAGTGTCGACTTCTAAACTTTATACCATCCCTGGAGGCGTCCAAAAGGAAGCTAAAAAGGCCCTTGAGTGGAGAAAAGAACACAAGCGCGGCGGCACACCTGTCGGCTTGAACACCGCTCGCACCCTAGCAAAGGGCGGTCAGATTGGTATCGAGAAGATCCGTCACATCGCGAAGTACTTCCCTCGTCACGAAGTCGACAAGAAGGGCAAAGGCTGGGCACCAGGCGAAGACAAGTTCCCGTCTAACGGCCGCATTGCCTGGGCTCTTTGGGGTGGAGACGCTGCTTGGCGTTGGGCTGCTGCAATCGTAGAGCGAGAGAATAAGAAGCAAGCTACCACTGCTGGCGGTGCTTATGGTTTTGTAGAGACCGAAGAGACTTACGATGAGCTTGATGCTTTCAAGATGGCTCACGAGCTTGACCCATACATGGGCCCAGAATTTATGGCTCGCATTCGCCTGGACAACTCTGGAATTGACCGCCTATATAAAGTAGATGTCGATGGCCAGGTATATCTTTGGGATGGCTCTGGCTGGGACAACATGGGACACGTGGATGGCGATGTTTACTCATATGACGCAGCTCTTGATGACCCTAGCGATCTTGTAGAGAAAACACACGTTCTGATTGACCCATCTTCGGCAGTAATCATCTCTGCTTTCTTGCAAGAACGACCATTTCAGTCTGTACTTTTGAGCGAGATTGACCCAGAGGAGACACTTCTTATGGAAGAAGGTCTTGCTGGAGAAGATTTCACCACTATTGATCGAGTAATTACCGCTGCTGGCGAATCTCCTACTGACAAAGATGGAAATTACACTCCTGAAGAGCGATCATCTATTGCATCAAGCCAGCCTAGAAACGCCAACGGCGAGTTCGTAAAAGTTGGTTCAAGAACTGTTGTTGCTGGAGACCGCGAGCGCGGCTCTGGAACCATTGAGTCAGTTGACTACAAAACTGGTAAGGTCAAAGTACGACTTGACAGCGGTAAGAGCATCTCTGTAGACGCAAAATACACTGAAGCTGAGGAGGATGTTGACGCTCCTACAGTTCTAAACAAAGACAATATGCCTCCTATCAACTTTGATGGCATTTTGGCGGAACCTAGAACCCCATCGAACATGCCTAAGGCTCATTTGCCTGGAACCATGAAGCCTCTAACGAGATCAGACCTACACAACTTGATCTCTAACTACCCTAAGTTTGTGGAGAAGTCGCGTGCTTCATATAAGCTTCACGCTGACAAGCCTAAGGGTCTGAAGGAGTACGACAAGAAGTTTGTGAAAGACCGTCACGGTCTGACATTTGCATCTGCAGAGGTTGGCTTAGATTCTGTATACACCCCAGACAAGTCTGACGTAGCTCCAAAGTATTTAGCTCTAGTTTCTCCAGACGACCACTCGGCTGTTATGGATCTTGTTGCCTTAGTGCCAGCTAGCGCAACCTCTTCCGAGCCAGCAACCTTTGTTCGCGAAGGCGGCAAGTGGGTTCCTAATGGCCAGGTTCTTATGGACCTAAAGTCGTCTGCTCCACCTCCTGTAGTTGCTCTAGATGACAAAGAAGTTTTGAACGATGTCCTCCTTCAGGTAGACGACAAGGCACCAGTTCAGGCTTCTGCATTAGAGTTCTCGATCTTCTGGGAAAAGGTAGTAGAGCCACTACTTGCTGCTGGCGGATTCGACCGCAACCGTGGCAATGCCGAGAAGCTTCGCCGTTACTGGACTACTGGTAAGGGTGCTCTCAAGATCCGCTGGGGCACTCCTGGTGACTGGACTCGCTGCGTTCGTCAACTTTCCAAGTACATGGGCCCACGTGCGAAGGGCTATTGCCAGCTTCGCCATAAGGAGGCAACTGGTGTTTACACTGGTAGCAAATACAACCCAGGCAAGAAGAATAACTCTTTCTCGGGTATGGAGAATCTGTACACGTCAGAAGAAGCATTCAACGAGGCAATGATTGAGAAGGGTCGCCTAGCTGCCCTAGCTTCGGATGCTAGAGAGAAGATTGGCTTAGTTGCGTCTGTTCGTGCAGAGCAGGGAGCCAGCTTCACTATTCCAATGCTTGTCCCAGAGGAAGCCGAATCTGGCGATGGCAGAAAGTTCCGCAAGGGCGCTATCACTATGCGTGACCTGCCAGTGCCACTTCTATGGCAAATCAAAACTGGTGCTGGTCACGACGGTTCTGTTGTAGTTGGACGTATCGACTACATCGAGCGTATTGAAGGCGGAATGGGTAATGCTCGCGGTGTGTTTGACACGGGTCCTTATGGTCGAGAAGCAGAGCGCTTAGTTCGCCACGGATTCTTGCGTGGTGTTTCTGTAGACCTCGACCAGTTTGAGGCAAAAGAAGAGAAGAAGCCAGAACCAGAAATGGCTGAGGGAGATGGGCAGGAATTTGGTAAGGATAAACTTACCATAAATAAGGCCCGCATAATGGCTGCTACAATTGTAGCTAAGCCAGCATTCCAAGAATGCTCTATTTTGTTGCAAGCCGAAGGGGATCAGGAGGAAAACGTGACCCCAGAAGATGGCGTATACGAAGAGTCTATGCAGGACTTTGCTGACGTCGAACCTATTACAGCATCTGGCTTTTTAAAGTCAGATATCCCGATGACGCCACCAGCAGATTGGTTCCAGAACCCAGGGTTCACTAAGGCTACCCCACTAACTGTTACCGATGATGGTCGCGTCTACGGGCACATTGCGGCCTGGAACGTAAACCACATCGGACTGCCACGTGCAACTAAGCCTCCTCGCTCTCGCAGCAAGTATGCTTACTTCCACACTGGAGTTATTAGAACTGAAGCAGGTACTGATGTTCCTGTTGGTCAGCTTACTCTTGCTGGCGGACATGCTCCGCTAAATGTTGACGCCATGACTGCTGCAAAGCACTATGACGACACCGCATCTGCTGTTGCAGATATCCATGTTGGAGAAGACGAGTACGGAATCTGGTGCGCTGGATCCCTACGTCCGAATCTAGATGAGCTTCAGATCCGTGCACTTCGTGCTTCTGCTCCTTCTGGTGACTGGCGTCCAATTAACGGTTCTCTTGAACTTGTTGCTATTTGTCAGGTAAACGTACCAGGCTTCCCAACCGCTCGCGCCATGATTGCTTCTGGTAAGGTTCTTGCCCTAGTTGCAGCTGGTGCTAGCTACATGGCAATGATGAAGTGCTCTGGGGCAGCTTGCGCTCTTTCCACAAAGGCAGAAATGCTTGGAGAGCTTGCAGCTAGTGCTCCAGATCTAAAAGGCCGTGTCAGGGAAGCAAAGAAGGCACTACGTGCTGCCAACTTGCAGGCTCTAACTGCCAGCGCTGCTGAGCTTCGTGAGAAGACTCTTGTAGCAGCTGCGGTAGCAGAGCTTGCAAAGATTTCTGAAGAAGAGCGCATGGAGCTTGCTAAGGAAGGTAAGGCAATGCCAGATGGCGCTTACCCAATTCGCAATGTAGAAGACCTTAAGAATGCTATTCAGGCTTATGGTCGCGCAAAAGCTTCAGAGCGTCGCGAAGTCCGAAAGCACATCATCAAGCAGGCTCGCAAGTTGAAGCAGGAAGCTCTTATTCCTCAGCACTGGAAGAACGCTGACTCAGCTGAGGCTGCAAGCGTAGTTGCATCTATGCGTGCAAAGCTAGAGGCGGTGGTGGCTGCTGCCCCAAAAGAGGAAGAGATCTCTGACTCAGACCTAAAAGAGCTCCGCGAAGCTAAAAAGGAAGCTGAAAAGCAGACTGAAGAAGAGATCGCTCGTGCCGAAGATGTTAAGGCTGGTCGCACAACTGTAGAAGATACCTATGACGAAAATGGTAGACAAAAGTATGTATCTGGCGTCAACCAGCCTCGTGATGCTAAGGGTAAGTACCGCACAGTTCTTGCTCGTCTTAAGCAGGACTTAGGTGTTGCTGGATTGGCTAAGGCTCTAGAGAAGGCTGAAGCTGCAGAAAACCTAGACTTCGCTGGTGACTACGCCGCATCTGTAAGTGCAAGCTCAGAACTGCTTGGAATGATTGACCGTCTAGACGCTGGTGCTCTAAATGCCCAGGCTTTAGAGAATGTTAGACTTACAGCAGCGGAACTAGGTAAGACAATTGCCAACCTTCCACTACCGTTCGGTAAAGAAGCCGACAAAATTAAGTTTAGCGATCTGCCTGCTGGACTCAAGGACCTCATCGATTCGATGATTACAAGAGTTGAAGCAAAGATCGGTAAAGAGGATGCAGATATTGCTACGGCTGATCTCAAATCCTACATGTCTGGAGCAGATGTTTACTCTCAAGGTGAGGTGCAATCACAGATGAGTAAGCTGCTCCGACTCCTTACCTAAAAAATAAGGTAAAATTATCCGTAGGTGGAGTGCCTCGCGCCATGTTGCGTGGAGTCCCTCGGCCTTGACTGTAAATAGGATGTAAGTCACATCCACAACTAACTGGCCTAGGAGGTACAGTGTACGACCAGATCAAGACTCAGCTTGACACTATCACTGAGCTTAGCGACGAACAACTCGCAGAGCTTCAGGCAGATATTGTCAGCCAGTTTGAAATGGTTGAGGGTGAAGACCCGACTCCTGAGACAGTTGATGCTATGACGTCGCTAGCCGACTCTCTTGACATCGTACGTGGTGAACTCGCTAACCGCGAGGCTATGGCTGCTGAGCTTGCTCAGCGTGCCGCTGAAGCAACTGCCCGTGTCAAGGGTCAGGTTGCCGATGAGGGAGAAGAAATGGCTATGACCGAAGAAGAGCCTACTGGCGAAGTTACTGAAGAAGCCCCAGCTGAGGAAGTTCCTGCAGAGGAAGTTCCAGCAGAAGAGGTAACCGAGGAAGAAGCTCCAGAGGCCGCCGAGGAAGCTAAGGAAGAAGAAGAAAAGGAAGAAGAAATGTCAGTACAGGCATCAGCTTCTGAGCAGGAAACTTCTGCCGTAGAAGCAACCGAGGCAGCTACAGTTGAGACCGCAGAGGTTTCGACCCCAGAAGCAGAGCTTTCTGCTGCTGAGGAAACTGTGGCCGAGGCTCCAGTCGAGGCGGAAGCTTCAGTCGAAGAGACTGTAGTAGAAGCTTCAGAGGTTACCGAGGCTGCCGTTGAGGCAAGCACCGAAGCCGTATCTGAGACCGAAGAGGTCGCAGAAGCATCAACCGCTCAGGAAGACGGTTCTGAACTATCAACCACAACCGAAGAAGCCGTAGAGCTTTCAACCGAAGAGACTGCAGAAGCAGTAGCTGAAGTTGAGACTGCTGCTGAGCTTTCTTCAGAAGCAAACATTGAAACATCAACCGCTCTCGTAGAAGAGCAGAAAGAGCAGGCACTAGTGAGCGCCGCAGCAGAACAGCCTTTCGAGGCTCCAGCTGACCGTCAGCCTGTAGTTCAGGTTACCGAGGCACCAGTGGCAATCACCGCTGGCGCAGACATTCCTGGCTACACCGCGGGAAGCACCATTTCAAGCATGTCCGAGGTTGCCTCGGCTATGGAGAAGCGTCTACACTCGCTTCGCCGTGTAAACGGTGGCGACGGAGAGCAGCACATTGTTGCTTCTTTCTCGACCCAGTACCCAGAGGCTCGCTTCCTCGGTACCGACGCAGAGGCAAACGCTTCGAAGATTGACGCAGTTGTAGGTCAGGATGCACTTGTTGCTTCTGGTGGCCACGCTGCTCCAGTCGAGACTAAGTACGACATTTTCGGCCTTGGCTCGACCACCGTTCGCCCAGTTCGCGATGCACTGCCTCGCTTCCAGGCTGACCGCGGCGGTATCCGTTTCGTAACCCCACCTTCATTCGCTTCGGGCGACTACGCTGACGCTGTTGGCGTATGGACCGCTGCTGTTGACGCTGACCCTCAGGGTGCTACCAAGACCAGCCTGACTGTTTCTGCTGCTGCAGAGCAGACTGCTGTAACTGACGCTGTAACCCTACAGCTACAGTTCGGTAACCTGATGACCCGCGCTTACCCAGAGTTGATCGCTCGTCACAACGAGCTTGCTCTTGTACAGCACGCTCGTGAGGCTGAGGTTAACTTGCTAACCAAGATTGGTAACGCATCAACCGCTGTTACTTCTGGCACCCTAATCGGTTTCGGTCGTGACTTCCTTGTGACTCTTCGCAAGGCTGCTGTTGCTTACCGTTCACGTCACCGCATTGCAGCGACCACTCAGTTGAAGGCTATCATTCCTGACTGGGTATTCGACGCAATGGCTGCTGACTTGGCTATCGCAATGCCTGGCGACAACACCATCGCAGTTGGCCGTTCGGAGATCGAGGGCTACCTAGCTCTTAGCAACGTAACTCTAGTTGCAACTCCTGACCAGAACTACTTCGGTGCACAGGGTGCTGCAGCTCTTCTAGAGTTCCCAGACACCTTCACCTGGTACCTGTTCGCTGAGGGAACCTTCTTGTTCCTTGACGGCGGTACTCTGGACCTAGGTATCATCCGCGACAGCTCGCTAGTCGGCACCAACGACTACAAGATGTTCGTTGAGACCTTCGAGGGTCTTGCCAAGGTTGGTATCGAGTCTCTAAAGGTTACCCAGACCGTTAACATCAACGGTGTGGCTGCTGCTCTTCGCGACACCACTGGTGGCGCTACTGCAGCTGCTATCGAGCTCTAAACCATAACTTAATAGGGTCGCCCTCCGAGCTTCGGCTCGGGGGGCACCCACCCCCTAAAAACTTTTAAGCGAGGATTATAATGGCTTTCTCCAAGACAGGCGTAGTATCGGCACCTAAGATTGTGCCGTCAGCCTTTGGCTTACTGGCCGTAGCTAAGCCAGAGAACGCTCCTGGCGAAGATCAGTGGATCCGCGGATTCTCTCAAGAGTGGGAGACCGAGCTATACTCGGCTACTAACTGGGATGCCACTGACAGCAGCAGCAGTGAGTTTATTCCTGCTGGCTCACCTAAATACTTTGATTACATCAACCCTTTCTTCATCGAAGCGCAGGAGCTTCGTTCCACACTTGGATTTAACGGACTAGACCGCGTACAGCGACTAACTCGCCAGCTTGAGGGAATCACTCAGCATGCTCTAGAGCATGAAATCTGGGACGGCGGAGTTCGCCTAGATGCTGGTCACGATAACCGTGCACTTACGTCTGGTTCAGCAACAATCCTAAATGGTGGAACTGCCCTATCTCCACGTAGGGCTCTTGCTCTCCTCGAGGCGCAAATCGGTGCTATATCTCACGGCGGCGAGCAGGGCATCATCCACATCACTCGTGATGTTGCCACCCTAATGAGCTCTAACGGCCAGATGTTCTTCCACGAAGACGGCCGCGATCACCTACAAACTCTGACTGGCACTCCAGTAGTTATCGGTTCTGGATACTCTGGAAATGGTCCAGTAGGTGCAACTGGTGCAACTGCATCAGACACCAACAAATGGATTTACGCCACTGGTACTGTCAAGGTTTACCTTGGCGATATCGATGTCGTGAACGACAATCTAGGCCAAGCTTACGATGTGTCGGGCAATCAAAATGACATGCGTCTCAAAGCAATCCGCCCAGCTGCGGTTTACTTTGACACATCCATCCACCTAGCTGTCAGAGTAGATCTAACAGCTTAATTAACCAATAAGGAGAATAGCTAGATGGCTACTCAAGAATATGCAGCCAGCATTCAGGGTGTGTCGATCCGTGTCACCCGCCTAGATGCTGCTGGTAACCTAATGGGCGGAGCTGGTGACTCGTACACCACTTCAGCCTTTATGCGTGTTTCGTTCACTCCAGAATACGAAGAAGGCGACGAGATCACCGAAAAGGGTGCCAACGGTGTTGTATGCGTAACATACAAGGCCCCAGACACTCTAAAGCGTATCACCATGGAGCTCGCTATTTGTGAGCCAGACCCAGAGCTATCTGCTCTAATTTCTGGTGGTCTACTGCTTCGCAAGAACCTTGGCACTGCTGACGACCCTAACCACAAGTCAATCGGTTGGGCTGCTCCTGGTGTTGGTGACGACCCTGCTGGTAACGGTGTTGCCATCGAGGTTTGGTCACACGCTATTAAGGACGGCAAGAAGGCTGGCGTACTGCCATACTTCCACTGGATCTTCCCATTCGTGAAGATGCGTCAGTCTGGCGACCGTGTCATCGAGAACGGCCTAATGGCTAACACCTTCGAAGGCTACGGTCTTGGAAACGCTAACTTCAAGTCAGGTCTTGATGGCCGCTGGGAATTCCCGATTGCTGCAGAGCGTCCATACGCTTACGCACGCACTGACTGGGCACCTACTGGTCTAAACGGCTTCTACACTTGGACTGACGGCTCTGGCCCTGTTGTATTTACTTCAGCTGCAGTATCTGACCCAAGCTCTGTAACCTTGAGCAGCTACTACGCAACACTAGCTGGTACCCAGGGTAACCTAGTATTCAGCGCTGCTCCTGGCATAGCTGCTGGCGACGTGATCTCTGTATCTAACGTATCGCCTGCTCTAAACGGAGACCAGGTTGTATCTGCAGTATCTGGCAACACTGTAAGCTTTGTAAGCAGCTCTATCACTGCTGACATCGCTTCTGTTGGATCTCCAAACACTGTAGCTCGTGGTGCTAAGGTCATCGTAACTGACTCTAAGGACCCTGAGGCACCTGCCTACACCCCAGTAACCTCTCTAGGATCTGGTGGAGACACCTACAACGTTCCTGGAAACCTTGGCTACAACGCTGACAGTGCAATCGACAACATCATTGCATCAAACGAAAACCCTAGCTAATCCCTAGAACAAACGGGTGGTAGCTCTAGAAACTAACTAGGGCTGCCACCCGTTAAACTTATAAAGAGGTACTTACATGGCAAGCAATCTTTGGATTCTCCCTGAGGAAATGGGAGACTATGCGTACACCGAGTTCACTCTAGAAGCAGCTCAGGTGGCATCCAACCTACTCTGGGCCATGTCAGGCCGTAAATATACAGGAGAAACCATTGTTACCGAACGATACACCTGTACCCTTCGGAATAATCGAATGGGTCCTTCTGACCGCACTAATAGTCCTGTACTTTTTGGCGGTGACGTATATAACATTCCGTCTGGCGACTATGATGAATACTCTGAGCTCGTTGCTGATGGCCTATCGCCAGACGCCAGAATCAGACTACGTGGTAGGCCAGTAACGCGCATTATTTCTATGCGTAATAAAAACGGTCAGATTCTTGACCCTAACAGCTACTACCTAGTAGATCACTCGACTATTCACATCAAGGCTGGAACCCCTTGGACTCCTTGCAACGTGGAGATTACGTATGCTTATGGGATTCCAGTTCCTACTGCTGGAAAGATGGCAGCACGTAAGCTAGCCATCGAGTTTGCCCGCCTTTGGGCTGGCGACGAAATGTGCGAGCTGCCTCAGCGTGTAACTTCCGTATCGCGTCAGGGCGTCTCTTATACCATTCTTGATAATCAAGAGTTCATCGACGAGCTACGTACTGGCCTCTACGAGATTGACTTATTCCTAAAGACAGTCAATCCAGATAATGCGCGTCGCAAGTCTAAAGTTTTCTCGGTAGACACTCCTCGTGCTCGCAAGTATGTTGCAAAACCCTTGAGACTAGTTCCAGATGTAGAGTTCGACCTAGTGTTGAGTGCCACATCTAACTCGGCTTCAATCAGCTGGACTTCCACTGGTAGCGGTACCGATCTCAGCAACTTCTTTCCGCAGAACAATATTTATACTCCAAAGGTAATTCTTCGTAACTACGGAGAAACTACGTCAGTTATTTTGGACCCTTCCGATGTAGTCATCAACTACGCCGAAGACAAGTTAGATTTCACTATTACCTACGCAAAAGCGAAAGCTGCTCTAGGTATGGTGGACCCAGGAACCTGGACACTCTACGCATCTTCAACCGAAGATGAAGTAGAGAGCCTGGTCGAACTTGCATCTGGAAACCTCCAGATCAAGATGTACTAAGAAAGAAGGAAATATGTCGATTCAGACTAACTTCCGTGCCCAGGACATGTTGGGTATTGCGAAGCCTAAAGCAAAGAAGGCTGCTCCTGCACCTAAAGCTGCTGCTCCTGCTCCTAAGGTAGAGCCAGTAGTTGTAGAGCCAGTAGTGGTTGAAGAAGTAGTAGAAGTTAAGGCAGAGGAAACCTCTGTAGAGGAGTAATCACTGATGCCTAGCCAAGAATTAGACTTAACTGGAGTCTCTGAGGATGCGGTAAATCTCAGGGATATGATGCAGGGTGTGCTGGAGAGGGTACAAGCTGTTTTCCAGTCATACAACGTTGAGTTGCCAGCCCGTCGTTACTGGGCTATGGCTACTCCAGCTGTGGACTGCGAACAGTTAGTTGTCTATTTTCAGCAGCTATACTTAGGCCCTCCAGGTGCGCAGGTTGGCGAACCGCAGCGTTGCCACGTTCCTAGGAGTGCCACTTTAACTGTCTCTATTGCACGAGCTACACCTATTGTTAGCCAGAACGGTAGACCTCCAGCACCAGAGAAGATCGAGGCCGCCGCAGAGGTAATGGCTATTGACGCCTGGGTATTGATGGAATGCATCAATCAACTAGACCAGTGGGATGAGACTGGCTATGGTGTTGGCGTTATCGCAACACTTGAAGTAAGTGCTCCTGAAGGCGGATTCCAGACAACTGATATGGTTGTCACTATGGCGGTACCATAATGCCAGCCTACGGACTAATCCCCGACAGCCCCTGGGTCACTGGTGCTAGTAAAATCTACAAAAGCGCTGCTAAAGATTTTAGAAATAAGGGATTAAACCTAAGACCTAGAAACATGCAAGTGTCTATGACATTTGGTAAGTTAGTGGTCTATAAGCCAATCTTAAACTTCGAGCTTAACCACAACTTTGGTACTGTTGGCCGTCACTTGCATAGAACTGCTAACAGAATTACTCAACTGGCGAAACTTCAAGTGGGCAAAAAGACTGGAAGATTGATGAAAAGCATCAAATTCCAGCACATACCTAGAAACACCATGGGCCCTGGGGTTAAAATTGGTGCTTACACTCATTATGCTCTTATGCACCACCAGGGGACTAAGCCTCACATCATTACCCCTAATAAGCCAGGCGGAAATCTAGTCTTTATGAAAGGCTCTAGGGTCATCCACACTCAGATTGTCAGGCACCCTGGGACAAGGCCTAATAAGTACCTAACCACACCAATGACTACCGTAGTGAGATCCCAGCGACGCTCACTCAGGTAGCTAACTTTACGGTAAAATTATTAGGTGTTGACATTCGTCTACACACAAATGATGCAAGAAATAGGAAACGACTAATATGACAAAGTTCAGAGACTTCGGATCACCGAAGATTGAAAATGCAGAACCTATCTCGTTCAAGATTTTTGAAGAAGAGTATATCTGTGTCCCAGTCATGCCTGGCAAGGTTATGTTGGACATGGTAGCAAAGTCAGGTTCAGCCGATGCCGCGGAGCAGGCTGCAATTATTAATGATTTCTTCTCTACAGTACTCACTGCGGAGAGCTTGGTTAGATTCAACGCACTCCTAGTGGATAAGGAACGCGTAGTTACAACCGAAACACTGGGAGAGATTACAGGGTGGCTTGTTGAGCAGTACGCAGATCGCCCAAATCAGCAGCCAGAGGTCTAATCGAATGGGCCGTTGATCTCTGGCCATATGTGAACGGAAAAGCGCTAACTTTAGGCCTAAGGTTGGCAGACATGGAGTTGCGTGACATGCTAGACGTCGTGCACTACTTTTTTGAGGAAGACTCTAGATACGGGTCTGCCGAAGAAGCTGAAGCGGTTAGCGCTGTTCGTTCTGCTCTATACGGTATGTATGGCATGGATTACAGGTACGGAATTAAATCAAAAATCAAATCATCGTCTGGTGATAATTTTTACAGTGATCCAGATGAGATTAAACCGTACATACCGCCTACCCAGTTTGACCCAGAGTCAGCCAACCCATTTGGCGCTGTACTAGACGCACCGATCGGATAATCCATGGCTGTAATTGGACATGCAGAGATAGTTGTTAGAGCTATAACTAACAATTTCGAGAAAGAGCTTAAGGGAACTTTAAGTAATATCTCGAAGAGCATCTCTATCGGTGCTGGTAGGAAAATTGGCGACGGGTTTGCTGACGGCTTCAATAGAAGTCAAGCCAAGACTACATTTGGGCAGCTTGCTGATGGACTGAAAAGCTTAGTACCAGAGGCAGAGTCAGCTAGAGAGAGATTCCAGTCTCTTATGAGAACTGGGTATGTACTTCAGGGGGCATTAGGCTCTCTAGTTGGTGCCATCTCGTCTGTTGTAGTCTCTATCGGTCCTCTTATCGGCTCCTTACTGAAAGCTGCCCCTGCTGCTGCAGGTCTGGCTAACGCATTCGTCACACTTAAAGTTGGCATGCTAATTGCTAAGACAGCATTTGGTGGAATCTTTGACTCCGTGAAAAAGGCTACACAGCAAAATGGTGGCTACACCAAGTCACTAAAGGAGATTAGAGAAGAGTGGCAGCAGCTTCTCTTCGATGCAGAAGCTGCCTCCTACAGCGAGGAGGAAGCTGCTCTTAATCTAGAACGAGCTTTTGAGAACCTTAGAAGAACTGCAGACCTCCCGCCTAACTCGGCTGCAAGAAGAGAAGCAGAACTTGAGTATAAGAAGGCTGACCTAGCATTCAGACGGGCTAAAGATAAGACTAAAGACCTAAATGAAGTAGTCAAGGATGGCTATGACGCATTTAAGGATGCTCAGAAGGATAAGAGTGGCGGTGCTGATGCATTCGACGGCCTGAACTCTGCCCAAAAGGAATTTGCAAAGAGGCTACTACAGCTAACCCCTAAACTTGATGCTTTAAAACTCAAGATGTCAGAAGCCTTTCTTAAGCCTCTATATAACTCTGTAGACATTTTTGAGAAAAAGCTGTTCCCTATCCTCGATAAGCGGCTCCCAGAAGTTGCTGGGAAAATTGGAACAAACATTGACAAAGTCTTCCAGCGAATTGCAACTCCAGATAACGTAGCAAAGATTGATCGCATCCTATTGGAAATGCAACCAACTCTTGATCTAATCGGAGATCTAGTTGGAAACGTTGCAGATATTTTCTTGTCTATTATGGACGCAACAGATGAGCTGGCTCAGGGCGGTCTAAAGTGGATTGTTGACCTAACCAAGACATGGTCTGACACTCTCACTCAGATGAATGCTGATGGCAGCCTGACTAAGTTCTTCAACGATGCTGGAGCAGAGGCAGCCAAGTGGGGGAAGGTTATTGGAAACGTTTTTGGCGGGTTCGGTAACCTAATCAAGCTAACAACTGGCCCTGGCAGTGCTGGCGAAGAGATGCTTAAGTGGTTCACAGAAGCGTCTGAAGGCTTCAAGACCATGTTCTCTGAGGACCCAGACTCTGGTAAGAAGTTCTTCAAAGACGCTATGGTCAATGCTCGTGCTGTGCTGTCCTCTATCGGCGAACTAGTTAAGCAAGTGCTAGGCGTAGCCGATAATCCAAACATTGCTAAGACTTTTGACAAGTTAGCTGAAGGTGCTCCATATATCGGTAAGATGCTGGATGCATTTATTGATGCAGGTCCATCTTTCGCTGAGCTTGTTGTAAACGTAGTTAGAATCTTTGCTGCACTTACTGACTCTAAGCAGCTGTCAGCATTCTTCGACACTCTAAGCGTTGGTGCTGATAAACTTGCAGACTTCTTAGAGGCAGAAGGAGTTCAAGGCTTCCTCGATAAGGTCGGTCCTATTATTGGATTCTTCTCGGCCCTAGGTGTCATTATCGATGCCGTAGCTTTCGGATTCAATGTGTTTATCGGCTATATAGCCTTCGCCTTTGCTAAAATGAATGGCCTACTGGGACCTGTCACTAAACTATTTGGGGACAAGCCTGGTGGTGGTGTTTTCGGTAACCTAGGTAAGACTCTCAAGGCTGGCGGTATCGTTGGCGTTATTATCTTTATCATTTCGAAGATTATAGAGTTCTACAATAAATTCGAAGACTTCCGTATCATGGTTGATACCGTTCTTGCTGGAGTTGGGGAAGCCTTCAGTGGCCTCTGGGAGTCTATCGGTGGACTGTTTGATAACCTCTTCGGCAATGAGGGTCTAGGTGGCTTGATGGCCGCCTTTGACCCAATCCTGAAGTTCCTACTAGAAGGCATAATCCCTGCGGTTGGTGGAGCAATCGAGGGAATTATAAACTCCCTAAGTAGCATTATTGATTTTATCTCTAACACCGTGGGAGTTCTATTTGACAGCGTCGGGACTGTCATCGAGGGAATTATGGATCTCTTCAAAGGAAACTTTGGAAGCGGTCTAGCAAAAATCTTTGGTGGAATTGGTATCGCGCTCCTGGGAATTATTCAGTTCATCGTAAATGGTGTTATCACCTTAATTAACGTAGGCATCTTAGATAGAATAAATTCATTCATCTCTAGCATTGCCGAAGGACCTTTAGGTAAGTTCGTAAAAGACACTTTTGGTTTGGACCTCGGCAAGGCTAAGATCTCCAAGCTCACCTTGGTTGACTGGACTGGAGATGCTAAGAAGAACCTTGATAAATATCTAGCAGGCCAGAATGCTAAATCGGGGACTGGAACAAAAACTAAGGCAGATGGAACTCCTAAACTAGCCCTAGGTGGTACTGTATATCCTTCTGATGGTGGAACTATGGTAACCGTAGCCGAGGCTGGTAGACCAGAGCGAATCGAACCATTGAACCCTAATGGCCTATCAGATCGAGACATTGCGCTCATTAACCAGATGGGTGGAGGTCAGGGTATCAATATCACTGTAAACCCAGCTCCTGGGATGGACGAGAAGGAACTAGCAGCTGCAGTGTCTCGCCAGCTGGCGTTTGAGATGCGTAAAGGAACTATCTAATGGCTGAATATTACGACTACAGCGTAGACCCTGTCGCGCAAAGTGAAGAAAACAAACTTGTAAATACTTCACTCAGTAAGCTACCAACGCCTCATATATCTGGCCTAAAACTTAGACAAGATGTGGTACTAAATGGGCTGACCTTAAACACTATCGACGAGAATGGCGTTGTGTGGGTAGTGTCAGAGATCGAAGGCTGGTGGACCCTACCAGAACCAGAGCTTCCAGACTTACCTAGGGGTTGGGGTGACGGGTCATATGATGCTAAAGGCCGATGGGCTAACCGACTCATTACTCTAAACGGATCATTTTTACCTCAAAGACCAGAAGACGCTTCTGCCGCCAGAAATTCATTAATTGAAGCGGCCAACCTTGTGAAAACTGGAGGTTGGCTAGTCGTCTATGAAAGTGGCACGTCTGTTAACGGTAAAGCCGCCTATGTTCGTCTAAGCGGAGCACCGCAAATTATGAGCGTAAACGCTCGTGGCCGTCATGATTTTTCTATTGGGTTCAAAGCCGTAGACCCAATTAAATACGAATATGTAGATGGTAATCCTGACGGATATCAATCTTCCACTATTACCGTAGGTAGCCAGATAAGTGTAGAGAATACTGGAAACGTTCCAGTTCCAGTAGTCTTTGCGCTCACTGGTGGAGTTAATGCATCTGATTCTAACTATTGGTCTATCACCAACAACACAACAGCTGAGACTATAAATGTAATCTCGTCGGTAGCGTCCTCTGACGTGCTCGAAATTGACACATACAATAGGGAAATTATCAAAGTCACCCCTGTAGTAGGTGGAGATGACATCGTGTTGAATGCCAGAAGCAAGGCAGAGGTTCTAGTGGACTGGATATATCTACAGCCAGGGACAAATGTCATCAAGTATGAAACAGACAACAACCTAGTTAGCAGTAGCTATTCTTGCCAGATCCTGTGGAGATCTGGCTGGATTGGATAGCTGCTAAACTAGTAGAAAGACAATCAAGGACAAAAGATGCCAGTATCAACTTCGCCAGCTAATCAATCTGTTGATTATCGCTATTTTGTTTGCGACCTTATGACAAACGAGCTTCTAGCTGAAGTACCGTTTAAGGGCGTTTCATACTCTAGGTCTTTAACTGAAGCTGGTAGATTTACTGGTGACATTGCAGTCACTGAAGATACATACAACTTAAGCTTATATGAAAACACTCTCCCAGCTAAGACCGCTGTGTATGTAGTGCGTAATGGCGTTTGCGTTTGGGGCGGAATTATTTGGGGTAGAACCTACAGCTTGATTGATAAGGTTCTTTCAGTGACCGCAGCCGAATTCACTAGCTATCTAGCGCATCGTGTTGTGTGGAAAACTTGGAACAGTTCATATGAAGCGATTGCTGAAGTTGCTAACGACACTTTAACCGTTACGCTGACTGGCGGTCAGTACAATTTTGCCGTAGGCGAGGCAGTATATCTCTACTGGATTACTGACTACGTGAAGTACAACGGCTACTTTGAAGTTCTAACTACTGGACTTACAGAAGATGACAGGTCCTACATCACTGTCCCAGCTACATACGTAGACGAGCTGGGTAGAACTAAAACTATACCAGAGATCTCTATCGGTGAAGAAAACCCAATTACCGTTGAGACCAGACAAGATACTTATCAGTTTGCTCAGGATTTGCTGCGTGAGCTTAATACTGATCTATTTGACTTTGACTTTGCTAATGACTCAATTAGACCAGGTATCGATTTATTCAACGAAATCGTTAGCGTTGGCAGATCAGGTAACGTAACTACTGTTGTCACCTCCAAGAAGCACGAAATGGTGCCAGGCCAAAAAGTCACTATTGCTGACGTTGAAGTTTCTTCAGGGTTTAACAATAAAGAGGCCACTGTTCTGGCTGTTCTAGGTGACAAGAGCTTCACATATTCAAACCCTGGTAGCGACGTAGCTACTACCAACGTCTCTGATTTCACCAGAACTGTTAGTAGCTTTAAGCGTTCTGCAAACATTGCAACTTTCGAGACAACGTCTGCTCATCCTTTCGAGGAAGGGGACATTGTCTACATCGACAATGTTAGCGAGACTTTTGATGGCTACTATACGATCTACGTTGATCCAGACGCCACTCCGTCGAACACCGAGTTCAAGGTTGTTATGTATGGAGCAAATATCGCAAAGAGCTACACGGAAACTGACTCTACTACCTATCCTCCAACAGTAAAACGTAGAGCCTCTGCTACTTATAGCACATTTGGAGAGTTTTCAACTCTAGGTGATATAGGTTTGGACTTAAGCTATAACGATCAATTTAGCTCTAATCGTGAAGCCAATCCAGTTATTCGAGGTTTCGAGCTAAAGACTGTTGCAGAGATATTCGAGGACTATTCAACTAAGCCGAATGGTTTCGAGTACCGAGTCGACTGTGTCTATGACTCAGCCAGCAATTCATTTAAGAAATATTTCAAGTTCCTACCTCTAGTCCCAGCAACTTTAACTGCATGGCTAGACGAGCAGGAGGCTGGATTCTCTGGATCGATCCCTGCTAGCGCTTATGGAGCTACAGAATTGATTTTTGAGTATCCTGGAAATATCTTGCAAGCAGACTTCGAAGAGAATGCAGAAGATGCTGCTACAAGATTCTTTATTCAAGGTAAAGATGATCGACTATCATCCGATGCTAGCCAACCGTACTCGGCTGCGTCAAACCACAAACTTCTGAGAGAGGGGTGGCCGCTGCTCGATGCGGTTGATACTCTAGACTCCCCTCAGGAGGGAGTTCTGTGGAAACAGGCTTCTAGACTACTGGCAGAATCTGTACCACCGATCAGCACTTTCACTATTTCTGTGAATGGCTCTGCTTATCCAAAACTCGGTACATATAACCCTGGAGACTGGTGCTCTATTAAACTAAATGATGATTTTGCATCATTGCGTGCAGACAGCTATTTAGAGCAAGACTACGGAACTGACAACGGTGTGCTGGTCAGAAAAATTGTATCCTACGACGTATCAGTACCTGATAGTCCTGGATACCCAGAGGAAGTCTCTATTGAGCTAGTCACCGAGCCCTCGGTTCCGATCTCTGGAGTTACAATTGTTGACGGAAAGGCCGTAATTTAATGGGTATTCGTAGACGCCGCAGAAAACTTACGACTCTAATGAGTCGACTAGATCAACGCGTAAAATCAGTAGAGCTTCGCCCTATAAGTCTTTTAACTCAGGATCAAATCACTGCAGCCGTGGAAACTGGCACACCGACCCTACCTCCTACAGCTGTTCTAGCCGATGGTGCACCTGTTTTCGTTAAGATTCAGGATGCTTATCTATATCCTAAAAAAATTAACGGCCAGACAGAAGACAGAGTAGAAATTTATGTAGAGTCTGACTTAGATCTAGCAGTCGGTGACACTATCCACGTCAGCGGTATTCACGGCACTTCTACTCTAAATATCGATGTCACGTCTGAAGACTTCATTGTAAAGGCAGTAGACACTCCGCCATGGACTAAGAGAACGCTCCCAGGCGGTAAAGTTAAGGATGACCCGTCCACCGATCAGCTTCCTGGCGTTGTCATTACAAACACTTACTCGTTTGCGCCAGAGACAGCAGCGCCTACCACCCTAACTCAATACAGACAGCTGCAGACTAAGCGTTTAGTTAGCACATACGCGATAACTGGTACAACTGTAACTTTAACTACTAACGCGACCCACAAGTTTCAAGTTGATGACATAGTATTTGTTGATATTTTTGCCGAAGACTCTAGGGCTTACGGCCCTGATGGATTATTCAGAATTACTGGCGTAACCAGTAATACCATAACTTACACACTGGATGCTGGTGTCGATACTCCTGTACCAACTACCACTCCCGATGCTCCATTTTATGTGTACCCAGTTGCTAAAAAATTCTTAGCTATCGGGTCCACATGGGCTGATAGCGCGAATAACAAGATCTACTACTGGGATGGCATTCGTTGGGTTGACTACTCAAATGTTGCTGACCCTGTACAGGACGGCGACCCTCCTGCAGCACCGACAAACCTTCAAGTTACAAGTGAGGGAATGGTCTCTACTAATGTCTCTTTCCCTACAGCTAAGGTAACTCTAAGTTGGACAGCTCCAAATAAGACTAAAGCTGGTAAAGACCTTACTGACTTAGTTGGATACAGAATTAAGTGGAGAAGAAATACTAACGAAGACTGGCGCATCAAAGACGTGCCTATCAAAACAGCAACTTCTTACACTTTCGATGATGATGCTCGATTTGAGCAAGGCAAGCTTTACTACTTCCAGCTCATTGCGTACGATAGTGGGCAGCAAGACTCTGACCCAGTGTCGAAGAGCCACACTACGGCTATCAAATCAACTCCAATATCGGCAGTAGGCCCGACAGCACCAATCATTGAATCAAAGCTTGGCACGATGACTGTTAAGTGGGATGGTCTGTTAGCAACTACGCCACCGTCACTGCCTCCTAGCGATCTCTTGTATTTAAAGATCCACAGGAGCACAGTCTCTGGGTTCACGCCATCGGACTCTACCCTCATATCTACCATTTCTGCTGTAGCCAACAACTATGCGATTTTCTCTGACGTAGAGTACAACACTGACTACTATTTCAAGTTTGTTCTGACAGACAGTAGCGGCGTCCACAGTCTTGCATCAGTACAGTCAACTGCTAGAGTTACGCCTCTAGTTAATACCGACCTACTAGTTGCAAACGTACTAAACAGCTGGTCTTTTGCTGGAAACTTGGTCTCTGCTGGTGCACTAGCGAATGGTGCTATCAATGCTGCATCGCTGCTTGGACCTAACGTTGTGACTCAGAATGCCATCTCTGCAAACGCAATTGGTGCGAACCAGATTGCAGCTGGCGCAATTATTGCGGGCAAGATTGGCGCAGATGCAGTAACAGCTAACACTGTTGCGGCCAATGCTATCTCTGCAAACGCAATTCAGGCAAATGCTATTGAAGCGGACAAGATTAAAGTTGGTGCCCTTGACGGTAAGTTAATTACTGGTGCCACAGTCAGGACCTCTGCTACTAACCCACGCGTTGAGATGAACAACACTGGACTTTATGCCTACAACTCTGGCGGCGGTCTGACATTTAGAATTCTTAGTAGCGACGGCTCTGTCTATATCGCTAGCGGTGTTCAAATCGGCGGCTACGCCACAAGCGCAGATCTGAGTACTGTAAGCAATGTAGCAGCTAACGCCATCCCGAAGGGTGGCGCTGCGTCTGACATTAACACTTGGAAAGATACAACTACTATTGACGGTGGTGCGATTACTACTGGAACTATTGATGCAGACCGACTAAAAGCTACTTCGGTTCTTGCTGGAACCATAAGAACTGGCACCACTGGAGCTCGAATCGAGATCCGAGGGTCTTCATCGTCTGCCCCTGGAATTGTAGGCTATAAAGCTACTGGTACAGCTTTTAGATTCTATGCAAATGGTATGTCATATCTTGACGATGTCATAGCAGACACTATTACCGTAGGGTCTGGTGGAACCATCACTGGTGGAATCATTAGAACTTCTGCTTCGGGCCAGCGAGTAGAAATCAGAGGTGATACTGATAGCGTTCAGTTTAGAGACACTGCAGGAAACCTAAGAGGTGAAATAGAAGGTATCGGTAGTGGTCTATATCTTAGTAGTGGCCCCCTAACTGGAAGTCTTGTCGTTGGAAGCGGTGTGCAGCTAAATGATAGTAACGGTACCGTTGCCTCGTTCACTAACTCTGGTCAGCTATTGACTTTTGTAGGTACAACAACAAGCGCCGCCAATATGCGACGTCAAGATTACCGAACTGCTATTCAGGTAGTTAGCTCGGATAGGCGCATTAAGGATTCGATCGAGGAAATAGCTTCTGGACTAGACATCGTATCCCAGCTGCGTCCAGTAACCTTCAACAGCAAAGTCGACGAAACCGACAAGTTATTCTCTGGATTCTTAGCTCAAGATGTCGCTAATGTTCTGCCAATAACTACCTACACTGTAGTACAAGAAAATCCAGATATGATTCCGAATATGGAGGGAGCCGAGAGCTTAGGGTTTGACACTGACCCTCTTCTCACGCTTAACCACACCGAGCTTATTCCTTACCTAACAAAAGCAATTCAAGAGCTTTCGGAAAAAAATGCTGCACTGGAAGCCAGACTTAGTGCGTTGGAGGGTAAGTAATGTTTAGTGTTAAAGACGGAGACAGAACTCTACAATTCAACGGGTCCCTGCTCGCTAAATCTACCTCGGAACGAAAAGGTTCTAACAGATGGATCGAGTTCGAGCTGTATAAGACAGAGAGCGGATCCTACATACTAAGTCGCGTAGGGGTTTCACTAGTATTTCACGGAGCTGCCTGTTCCATTGTGTCTAAATATAAACTAAGTGAAGCTTCGATTTACGATATCTCTAGGAAATCAGCGCCTTGCGAAGAGTGCAACCCAGATGATAGCCTCGACCTAGTCTTTCCAGAGAAGTATAGGTACTGGGCCCTAATTGCCTCGGAGCCAGAAGCTATTTTAGATGCTCTATATAGGGAAGGCGACAATGGGACCTACTATCTGACGAGTGTTTCCCAGCGTCTACTTAGAGATGCAGCAAAACTTGACAAAGATATAGCTAGTGTCTATAATTTTGAAATAGTTCCATAAGCACAACAGAAAGACAAAATGACAACAGGACTAGAAGGAGTTCAACTCCACCTAGTCGATAGTGTGGCAAAAGCTTCAGAGTTTATGTCATGGCTTGGCGAAAGACGCCCTTTGAATGCTATCGCTATCGACACTGAAACTGGAGAACTGCCAGGAAACCCTCGCAAAGACGCATTTTCTCCGTGGCACGGTCGCCTACGCCTAGTTCAGGTTGGTGATGGTATGACTGGTTGGTCTATCCCATGGGATGCCTGGAAGGGCGTCTTCTATGATGCGATGGATAAGTTTGATGGTCCGCTAGTTTGCCACAATATTGCCTTCGAGGCTAAATGGTTTGAGACCCAATCCGAATGGTCTATCCCTTGGCACCGTGCCCATGACACCATGATCATGGCAAAGATTATTGACCCGCTAGGTACTGGTGCCCTTAAAAAGCTCACCGAACAGTATGTAGACCCTACAGCTGCAGCTTTGCAGTCAATTCTTGATTACGGTTTGTCGGACAACGGTTGGACTTGGGGCACTGTCCCAATCAACTATGAGCCATACTGGTCTTATGGTGCCCTTGACACTGTCCTTACAATGCGTCTATTTGAGATGTTTTGGGAGAAGACTGCTCCTGGTAAGCCTTACAGTATTCCTTACGAGCTTGAAATGAATACTCGTAGAATCACGACAAAGATGGAACTTAACGGTGCTCGTTTGGACCTCGACTACTCTAAGAAAAAGTATCAAGAGCTAATTGACTACACCGAGCAAGTAGCCGAGTGGGCTAAGAGTAGCTATGGTCTCTCTATTGGAAGTAACCAGCAACTAGTTCGACAATTTGAAACCCTAGGATTTGAAATTACCGAGCTAACCGATAAGGGTCAGAAGTCTGCATCTAAGGACCAGCTAAAACTTATCTCTCGTGACGGTAATGCAGAGTCTAAGCAGCTGGCCGAGACTACCCTCAAGTATCGTCAAGCACTTAAGTTGGCAAACACTTACTTCTTAAACTTCCTAAACGACAACACAGACGGCTTTGTTCACCCATCTATCAACACTATGGGTGCACGAACTGGTCGTATGTCAATCCAGAACCCTGCGCTACAGACTCTGCCTAAGGGTGACGACACTGTTCGTCGCGCATTCCTTCCAAAGGATGACGACCATGTAATCATCACCTCGGATCTTGACCAGGTTGAGTTCCGTATGTTTGCTTCTCTATCTCAGGACCCAAACCTGATTCAGCTGTTCTTGCGTTCAGACGCTACTGGCTCTGACCCGTTCACCGAAATTGGTAGAGAAGTTTATCAAGACCCTACTATGCAGAAGTCGGATAAGCGCCGTGGCCTCATTAAGGGTGTAGTTTATGGGCGTCTATATGGCGCAGGTGTTTCGAAGCAGGCCCTAACTGCTGGTGTACCAGAAGAGCAGATGCGTGCCGTATCTAATGCCTTCGATGAGCGATACCCTGGAATGCAACGATTCCAAAAATACGTAGAGCAGACTGGCAGTGCACGCCTCGAGGCAGAAGGCCAAGGTTATGTTCACACATGGACTGGACGAAGAATCCCGTGTGATGAAGATCGTGTGTATACCCTAGTTAACTACCTAATCCAAGGTGGAGCTGCAGAAGTGTTCAAATCAAACTTGGTGAAACTTGATCAAGCTGACCTAACTGACTTGCTAATTGTCCCAGTGCATGATGAAATTGTGCTCAATGCTCCTAGAGAGGACGCAGCTGAGATCCAGCAACTTGTTAGGAAGTGTATGACTACTACCGACGGATGGGCAGTGCCTTTGACTGCTGATGTTGATGGTCCACTAGAGAACTGGGGAGCTAAATATGTCTAAATACGTGTTAGCCCTGGATCCAGGTAAAATTACTGGAGTAGCCCTACTTAAGCTGAACCCTGGCTCTGACCCAGAACTGGAAAGCTCCTGGGAGCTCCAACAGCACGAGGTTGCTCCTATTATTCGAGAAGTTCTAGGAAATTTAGACATAATTGTCGATGTCGCCTGCGAACGATTTGTCATTAATGCGCAGACGGTACGTAACTCTCAGGCTCCGTACTCCCTAGAGGTTATAGGTATCTTGAAGCAATGTCTATTCGATGTCGATAAGTCTGGCGATGACATATACTTTCAAGCACCTGCCAATGCCATGGCAATGTTTACCAATGAAAAGCTAAAAAAGCTTGGATATTGGCACCGTGGAGGGGCTGGACATGCCTTAGATGCAATCCGACACGCCCTATTGCGTGCAGTGAATACTGGCTGGAAGCCTGTAGGATTACTAAAAGACTAAAAATATTATCAAAAAACACTTGCACTGGTAGTTTTTTCTGATAATATATATGTAGCGACAGATTGGAGACCCTAATTGGGTGTTTTTGTAGAACTTGAGAATGACCACATCATTATTAATGCTGAGTGGCGTCTAAAGGAAGTTTGCCGCGCACTCCCTGGCTCCAAGTGGGATTCAGATAAGAACGTTTGGCGAATTCCAGTTTCCTGGACTGGCTGCCTGTCTTTGAGATCCACTTTTGGTCAGCAGCTAGAAATTGGCCCAAAGCTTGCTGAATGGGCAAGACTAGAGAAAGCAACCAGAATTGATCCGTCTAATGCTTTGAGAGAAGTTGAAGGAGTAGAGGACGGAGATCAGGACCTATTTCCGCACCAGCGTGCTGGCGTAGAGTTTCTCTCTACAGCCCGTAGGGCGCTCTTAGCGGACGAACCAGGCCTAGGCAAGACTGCTCAGGCTATCAGATCCCTAAAGCGCCTACATGACCGCGGAGATCAGGTTTTCCCTGCCCTAATCGTGTGCCCTAACACTCTAAAAACCAACTGGGAGCGAGAGTTTGACCGCTGGTGGCCTGGAATTGATGTGCAGGTGATTAAGGGTTCGGCTACCCAACGGCGCAAAGCTTTCGACCACGAAGCACAGGTGTATGTCATCAACTGGGAATCGCTCAGGACTCACTCAAAGTTGCTGTCGTATGGCTCTATTGCTCTTGCCCGCTGCACCGAGTGTGGTGGCCACGACTCTAAGATCACAGCTGCTAGGTGCGAGGTACACCAACGAGAGCTAAACGTTATTGACTTTAAAGCCGTAGTTGCTGACGAGATCCACCGCTCAAAGGACCCTAAGTCTAAGCAGACTCGTGCTTTTTGGGCAGCCTCTGGCAATGCTGATATCAGATTTGCACTTACAGGTACTCCAATTGCAAATACCGTAGTTGACCTGTGGCCAATTCTTCACTGGCTAGACGCAAAAGAGTGGCCAAGCAAGACTAAGTGGCTAGATCGCTACGTCAATACAATGATGAACGCCTTTGGCGGGCTTATGATTCTTGGGCTTAAACCAGCTATGGAAGCAGAATTCTTTGCAGGTATTCACCCTCGTATGCGCCGTATGTTGAAGCAGAAGGTGCTGCCTTGGCTTCCAGCTGTCATCAATGACCGCAGAGATGTTGAAATGGGTGCCAAGCAGGCTAAGGCATATAAGCAGATGCTTGAAAACATGATTGCTGAGCTAAGCACTACGCCAGAAGAACGTTTTCAAGAAGCTTATGAGCAGGGTGAAACTGATATTGTTGTGGCACCTAACCCGCTAACTCAGACAATGCGTCTACTACAGTTTGCTAGTTCGTACGGAACTATGGAACTTGTAGATGGACAAGAGAAAATGATTTTGTCAGACCCTTCTTGTAAAGTTGATGCTCTGATGGATGACATTGAAAATGGTGACTTTGGCGATGACTCTGTAGCAGTATGTGCAGTATCGCGCCAGCTCATTGAGTTGCTCAGTGCAAGACTGACTAAAGAGAAGATCCCACACGGGCTAATTACTGGTGCTCAGTCTGGCGACGAGCGTCAGCGAGCTATTGACGACTTCCAGTCTGGTAGAACGAAGTGGATTCTTTTCACGGCTCAGGCTGGTGGTGTTGGTGTCACCTTGACAGCAGCACGAAGACTTGTTATGCTTCAAAGACCATGGTCCCTTGTCGACTACAAGCAGGCCTTGGACCGAGTTCACAGAATTGGCTCTGAGATTCACGATTCGATTCTCATAACTGATTATGTGACCGAGGGAACAATTGAAGAGCGAGTAATTGAAGCGCTTGATGGTAAGTCAGAAAACTTCCAGCAAGTAGTGCGCGACAAAGAGCAGCTCATCAAGCTACTAAATGACAACAAAAAGGAACTATAGTGACAGAGCCAATTAGAATCTCCAACTCGGAGATCCAAACCTTTAAGGACTGCCGTCGCCGTTGGTGGTTTACGTACTACCGTCGTCTTCGTCCAAAGGTTGAAGAATTTACTGGAGCCCTTGCTCTCGGGTCTCGAATCCACGAGGCACTAGATCGACACTACTCCACTGGTCAGGATCTTCTTGAAGCTCACTCTGAGCTAGTCAAAGAAGACCTAAAGAAGATGAATGACGCATTCCGCGATACTACGAATCTTGAAACTGAAGCCGAGCTAGGCCGAGTTATGCTTGAAGGATACCTTGAGTGGATTGAGCTCAATGGCATTGATGCAGAGCTAGAGATGATTTCTACTGAAGAAATTATTGAACGCCCAATGCTAAATGGTCGCGTAACTCTTCAGGGAAAGATTGATATGCGTGTTCGTCGTAAGATTGACGGCGCTCGCATGTTCCGTGACTTTAAGACTGTTGGTGGCTCATTTGCCGACTTTGGCTCTATCTCTCACATGAATGAGCAGGTCTTGACCTATATGATTCTCGAAGAGGCGCAGAATAAAGAAGGCGAAAGGTCTGATGGCGCTATCTTTACAATGCTTCGAAAGGTAAAGCGCGGTGCTTACGCTAAGCCACCGTTCTACGACCAAATCGAAGTTCGACACAATAAGTTTGCTCTCCGCTCGTTTTATGAGCGCCTGGAAGGCACTCTAGAGGACATGATGCGCGTGCGTGATGCCCTAGACGCTGGTGAGAGCCACTTCCGCTATGCATATCCGAAACCAAGCCGTGATTGTAAGTGGAAGTGCCAATTCTTCGCTATTTGCCCTCTAGTTGACGATGGTTCGGCAGCTGAAGCAGCAATTAGCGATGCGTTCGTGGTCGCCGACCCGTACGGATACTATGGAATAAACGATGAACAGAAGGGAAGTGAGTAATGAGTAACGCAGTTGATCGCAGTTTAACAATTATGGTTTATGGCGAATCTAAGGTTGGTAAGTCCAGCTTTGCTGTAACAGCTCCATACCCACGCCTAATGCTTGACGTTGAGGGAGGCCACCGCTTCCTACCAATCAACA